GCAAGGCGTGAACGCATGGCAAAAGTTATGTACGACATCTAGTCGCATACATCACCACTGTTCGGTCAGTACAAACACATTTAGATGTGCACATCGAAAACCGAATTTAGCCCAAGTTCCAGCTGACGCACAATTTAGAGAACTATTTAAAGCTAGTCCCGGGAACGTCATGGTAGGTGCTGACCTATCAGGCATAGAACTAAGAATGCTTGCACATTACCTTGGACGGTATGACGGAGGTCGATATGCCGACATACTACTGAACGATGATATACATCAGGTTAACGCTAACAAAATAGGGATCACCCGCCGACAAGTCAAGACTGTGACTTATGCCTTCTTGTATGGTGCGGGAAATCTTAAATTAGGTCTGAGTTATGATAACTCTTTACAACCCAAGGAAGCCAGTAAAAAAGGATCCGAGATTAGAAAGGCTTACGTATCTGCTATCGATGGACTCGCCGAGTTATTGGCAGCGGTTGCAAATAAGGCTTCTAACGGTTACCTCATGGCATGTGACGGACGACGGGTGCTGGTCGATAGCCCACACAAAGGATTAAATTATTTACTCCAATGTGGTGCGGGTATTGTTGCCAAACGTTGGATGGTAATAGCTGATGACAACTTGCGACACGATGTCCACACTCATCAACTTGCGTTCGTACACGATGAACTTCAATACGAAACAATACCAGATTATGCCGATGAAATAAGTATTGCATTAGAAATATCAGCAAAAATGGCTGGTGAATACTATAAATTGAGATGCCCTATTGCAGCAGAAGCACAAATTGGCAATACATGGGCAGATGTACATTAATTTATGAAATTATTAATAGATTGCGATTATATTGTCTATAAATGTTGTGCAGCAGCAGAAACTGAGTTGGATTTTGGTGATGACGTAATAGTTGTTACTTCTAAGTTCAGTGATGCTTATAAATGCGTACAACGTGATATAGATAAAATAAAACGTGAATTTCCCTTTTATGATGAGATAATTTTATTTTTTACAAGCCCTAATAATTTTAGGAAAAAAATTTTGCCGGAATACAAGGGTCATAGAAATAGAAAAAAACCCTGTGGATTTAAACGGGTAATTAATCAACTTAAAAAGGATTACAAAGTTATTGTGAAGGATACTTTAGAAGCTGACGATACCATGGGTATTTATGCAACTAAGTACCCGGGAAACATTATTGTCTCACCTGACAAGGATATGAAACAGATCCCCGGGAAACTATATAACTTTGATGAAACAGTCGACATCACACCAGAAGAAGGTGCTAGATGGCATCTCATTCAAACTATGAGTGGAGATAACACTGACGGTTATTCTGGGGTTCCCGGAATTGGAATCAAACGTGCTGAAAAAATATTTTCTGAAAAAGGATACACATGGCAAGCTGTCGTAGAAACCTTTGAGGAAAAGGGCATGACTGAAGCTGATGCACTAATTAATGCAAGGCTTGCTCGAATATTAACTATCAATGATTATGACGAAGCAAAAAAAGAACCAATCTTATGGACCGCCCCCTCCAATTACCAAGTTAACGACTGAACAAGACTTCAGACTAAGAGCTATTGAGTTAGCTATTAATAGTCCAGAAGCAACAAAGGAAGATATTATTACTGTCTTCCTTGCCCTACAAAAGCAAAGTTTTATACTTGCAAACTGTTTAGAAAATTTAATAAACAAATGGCCGAAACCACCAACGACCACGGACCGTCCTACTACCGAAGAGGTTCCATTGATGTTTGGGATTTTATTAGAGCGCAAGGATTAGGTTTTCATTTGGGAAACGTAATCAAGTATGTATGTCGAGCCGGATATAAAGATAACGATATAGAAGATTTAAAAAAAGCTGTCCACTATTTACAGAACGAAATTGAATACAGAACCGAACATCATAGCTAGGACTGGAAGAGTCCAGCAGTGGATTGATAATCCCAACTCACGTCTACCCGTATCTTGTACTGTCTTCGTTGTTGAAGACTCAATGGAGGGACCAAATGGAATTGAAGCAAGCTGGAAATTTGTATCACACGCTCTCCGATATGGAGCAGGCGTCGCGGTCCACCTGTCAAAACTCAGACCCAAGGGTACTGAGTCTATTAAGGGAAGTGACACACTTGTTGCGTCAGGTCCCACATCATTCGCAAAAATCTACTCAACATTAAATGAAATTCTTAGGAGAGGTGGCACGTACCGGAATGGGGCGTGTGTTATTCATCTCGATATTACACATCCCGATATTCTTGATTTCGTGCAGTGTCCTCGACAAGAACTCCCATGGGTCAAACGATGTGTTGACCTCACCGAATCCGCGTGGTCTGAAACAGATACTGGAACAAAGGAAGCAATCTTACGAGGAATTGCAAAAGGAGATATTTGGCTCAACAAAATAAAACACGATGAACAAGGAAATAGAATCTTCTCCAACGTCTGTCTTGAGGTTTACTTGCCCTCACGAGGAACGTGTCTCTTACAGCACCTTAATATGTCTGCCTGTCTTATCGGCGACCTACGATCAGGTTTCCGTGAAGGCATGTCCACGCTGTGTGAGTTACATGGTAGGACAGGGGTTGGAGAATCTGGAGAATATCTTACGCCAGATATCGACAGGCAAGTCGGTTTCGGACTCTTAGGTCTAGCCAACTTCCTAGCAAACAACAACATTACATATGCCGAGTTTGGTAAGGCTCTTGAAGCAACAAATAATGCT